CGAACCTCACAGACCTCACACAGCTCACGGTAAGCGCCGGGTAAGGTGTGAGTTGTAAGTCCTTACCCGCTAAGGAGTTCACACACCTCACTATCTTTCTACTCTAAATAAAAGTATACCACCAGACCCCCCCAAACCCCCCTCCCTACCCCCTAAGGTATCATCTACTGGAAAAGTTTCTCCGGAACCCCCGTGTGAGGAGTGATTCCGTGAGGTTCCGCCGCATGTCCCGACTGCATAACGAGTTACGGCAACTCCCCCCGGCTCACAGCCGAATGGGCCGTGTGAGCCCACACCCCCAGGAGACACTTCCCCCATGAGTACCGTATCCGTCCGTGAAGAGATTCTCTTCGCTTTGGCCCCCTGCCACGCAGCGATGGTGAAGTACGACATCAGCTGGCAGCAGGTTGTCCTGTGGGGATGGGAGCACCAGAGAGCATCCGCGCGCGTCGCGCGCGAGCAGGCCCAGCAACTCGAGCAGGTAGCTCGGGCGGCCCGCGCCAGACCGCTCCGAGCCCTGACGGGCTTCGAGCGGTCCGCGATCATTGACAGCCTCGACTCGGAGTCGGCCATCGCGGAGAGGTTCGAGATCGCGGTCGAGCGCGTGCGGCAGGTTCGCGCGGACTACCACTCCCTCGTCAAACGACCCGTCTTGATACAATGACCCCACAAGGATGAGCCAGTCCAACTATCGCTCCAAGTCGAACCAGGAGCAGGCTGAGGCCGCCGCCCGCGCCCTCGAGGCCACCCCCACATCGGCCTCCCGCCTCACCCCCGAGGATCAGGTGGTCCTGCTCGAGCACGTCTCCCAGTCAGGTAACTTGCGCGCCGCTGCGGCCCTCGTGGGCACCACGCAGCAGGCCGTCCGCGAGCTCGCCCGCAGAGACCCCTCGTTCGCAGACGAAATGCAGGCCGCCTGGGCCGACTTCCGCGACGGCATCTTGATGGTTGAGGCGCATCGCCGGGCAGTGGATGGTGTCGAGGAGGGAATCTACTACCGGGGCGTCCCGACCACGGACGAGCATGGCCGCCCCGCCAAGCTCCGCCATCACTCCGACACGCTACTGATCCGGCTCCTCGAGGTCCACGACCCCCGGTTCCGCCCCCACTCGGTTCAGGAGGTCAAGCATTCGCAGCCGGAGCTCGATCTCGAGAAGCTGACGCCCGAGCAGCGCGCGAAGTTGGAAGCCCTTCTGGAGGCTCTGCGCCCCAAGGAGAACCCACCTGCTGGTGTGGATGCCCCTGGGCAAGATGTAATCTAGTTCGGGCCTCCCCGCCCGAAGTTCCGAAGTGGACCCCCTCCTCCGCTGGGCCCTCGCTAACCCCGAGGCGGCCCGCCTGCGCCTCGCAAAGCCGCGAGCCGAGCACAGTCTCCTCGAGTTCATGCAGCTTATGTGGCGCGTGCTCGAGCCGGCGAGACCGCTCGTACGCGGCTGGGCGCTCGAGACGATGTGCGCGCACCTGGAGGCGGTCACGGACGGTCGGATCCAGAACCTCCTTATCTGCGTGCCGCCGGGGTTCTCGAAATCCTTATTGGTGAACGTCCTGTGGCCCGCGTGGGAACTCGGGCCGCGGAATCGCCCACACTACCGCTATTTCACGGCCGCCTATGCCGAGCATCTGACGATCCGCGATAACCGTAAGACGCTGAAGCTGCTGGACTCGGAGCCCTACCAGAAGCTGTGGGGGGATCGCGTTCAGGTGGATCCAGACCAGCGCGCGAAGACGAACTTCGCCACCACGCAGACAGGATGGAAGCTGGCCTCGTCGGTCGGCGGCACCGCGACCGGGGAGCGGGGAGACCGAGTCCTGATCGACGATGCGTTGTCGGCCGCCGACGCAGAGTCGGACGCCAAGATCCAGGAGATGCTCTACTGGTGGACGGAGGTAATCCCGACCCGCATCAACGACGCCTCCAGTTCCGCGATGGTCGTCATCGCGCAGCGACTTTCGGAGCGCGACATCCCCGGGCACATCCTGCAGCACGAGGCGGCGAACTGGAGTCGCCTGATCCTGCCGATGGAGTACGAGAAGGATCACCCGTATCCATCCGAGACGGCTTTGGGGTTCAAGGACCCGCGGACGCAAGAGGGCGCGCTTCTTTTCCCGGAGCGGTTTTCGAGCGAGTACCTTGAGACGGTACTCAAACCGCGATTCCGGTCGATCGGAGGCGAGTACTCGGTTGCCGGGCAATTACAGCAGCGGCCCTCACCTCGCGGCGGCGGCATCTTCAAGCGCGATGCCCTGCTGTTCGTACAATCAACCGAGGTCCCCCCCGGCGAAGACGTTCGCGGCTGGGACCTAGCGGGCTCCAAGGACGGCCGCGCCGCGTTCACCGTGGGCGTCAAGATGCGCCGATCATCGAGAGACGGACGCGCGCACTACTACATTCTCGACGTTGTGAGGGGCAGATGGTCGCCGGCCGAGGTGCGTCAGCAGATCCGGGCAGCAGCCCAACGGGATGGCCGCGCCTGCCTGCAGGACCTGCCGCAGGACCCGGGCCAGGCGGGCCTTGCGCAGAAGCACGACCTCGCGCAGCTCCTCGACGGGTACGTGTTCAGCATCACGACGGAGTCCGGCTCCAAGGAGGACCGGGCCCGCCCCCTGGCGGCGCAGGTCGAGTCGGGTAGTGTCTCCGTCGTCCGCGCCGCGTGGACCGATCAGTTCGTGGCCGAGCTGGCCACGTTCCCGGCGGGTGCCTTCAAGGACCAAGTGGATGCCCTCTCGCGGGCCTATGCCCGCTTGCTCAGGCAGACGCGATCCAGTGTGGGGGGCGCTCCTCGGCTTGTTGTCCTCGATCCGGTCGACTAGCATTGTTCGGATGAGCCGAGTTCTCCTCCCCCTCGTACTGACCATCCTCGCCGCCTGTCAAGCCTCTAGACCCGCCGATGAGCCCGACCTGCTCGGCGAGTGGGACCACCTGGAGCAGGAAGAGCAGTCTGCCCAGTCCGACGTCCGCGAAGCCGAACTCCAAGCCCAAGATGCCCTTCAGTCGCCCGACTCTGCGGATGACCTGCCGGCCGCCGAGCGACTCGCAAGCGCGAATCAGGCCCTCAACTCCGTGGAGGCGCGCTTTGCCGACCTCGAGCGTCGAATCCTCGAGCGCCGCGGCCTCAAGATCGCGGGCCCGCTCAACGTCCTGTACCCCGGCATCGGGGCTCTCGTCATGGCGGCCGTTCCGTTGATTGGCAAGCGGGGTCGTAAGCTGTACGGGTCGGCGCTGCGTAGCACGTCCAAGGGTCAGCTCCTGGTCGCTGCGGGCGACATCCTGAAGGCCCTGGGCGCGAATCACTCGAGTCCGCCCAAGGCGTAACCCTTGGCTCGAAAGAAACAGGACGCATCTCGGGTCGACCCGGCCACGGTCTCGACTCCGCCGCCTAAGAGCCCCGTCTCGACGGTCGGGGTATCCGGCACGCCTGTCTACTCAGGTTACGTCCAGGACCATGAGACGCAGTCGGATCTCAGCGGCACCAATAAGTACCGGACGTTTTCGAACACGCTGGCGAACGTCAGCATCGTCGCGGCCGGCACGCGGTACTTCCTGAACCTCGTTTCCCGGCCGCTCTGGAAGCTGGAGCCTCCGGACAAGCCGGGCGCTGACGAGCTGGCCGACATCGCCACGAGCATGATGTATGGCCCGCAGGCGCAGGCCACGCCGTGGCACCGCATCGTGCGGCGCTCCGCGGGCTACCGCTTCTGGGGATTCAGCGTCCAGGAGTGGACGGCCCGACGACGCCCCGACGGGGCCATCGGCATGGAGGACATCGCGGCGCGCCCGCAGTCGACCATCGAGCGCTGGGACGTGGACGAGCAGGGTTGCGTCTACGGCATGGTGCAGCGCAGCCCGCACGACGGGCGCGACATTTATCTCCCGCGCTGGAAGACGATCTACGTGGTGGACGACGCCCTGTCGGACTCGCCCGAAGGACTGGGCCTCTTCCGCCAGATCGCCGAGTCGGTCCGGCGCCTCAAGCGCTACGAGCAGCTCGAGGGCTGGGGCTTCGAGACGGATCTCCGCGGCATCCCTATAGGCCGCGTGCCGCTCCAAGCGCTCGAGGATCTGCGGAAGGCTGGTGAGATGGACGAGGCGCAGGTTGCAGCGGCTGTCGAGGGCGTGACCAAGTTCCTCCAGGGACATGTACGCCAGCCTAACCTGGGCCTGCTCTTGGACTCGATCACGTACGAGGACCGCGAGACGCGGAAACCCTCCGCCGAGCGGAAGTGGGACGTGGAGCTTCTGAAGGCGGAGTCCACCAGCCAGCCCGAGATCCTGCGCTCGATCGACCGCCTGAACCGCGAGATAGCACGGGTCCTTGGCGTCGAGCAGCTGCTCCTGGGCGATAACGGGGGCGGCAGCTTCGCGATGGCGAAGGAGAAGAACCACAACTTCGCGATCGTCGTCGACAGCACGCTTGAGGAGCTGCGCGAGACGTTCGAGCGCGACTGGCTCCGCCCGATCTGGCAGCTCAACGGCTGGCCGATCGAGTTGCTGCCCGAGATCAAGACTGATCGACTCCAGTTCCGCAACGTCGAGGAGGTCACGGCCGCCCTGCAGCGCATGGCGCAGGCCGGCGCCCTCCTCGCCCCCGACGACCCCGCCGTGGACGAGCTTCGCGACATGCTCGGGCTCTCCCGGGCGATCGTAGTCCGGGAACCCTCCTCCTCACAGCTACAAGCACCCCAAGATGATGAGCCCGAAGCCGACGAGCCTCCTGACGACGCCTCCTAAGTCCTGCCCCGCCTGCCGCGGATCTGGCCGCGTCCGGGTCATCGACGTGCTGGCAGGCACGTCCAAGGTCCAGACCTGCGACGTGTGCCGTGGGTACGGCACGGTTCCGGGCAGCCTGACTTGCCCGCAGGTCCGGGTTTCGGGTACCATCCACGTCCTCAATCCCGGCGACCCGGGGTACGAGGAGGCCAAGAGCAAGTTGCCGCCCAAGATTACCAGGACCTGCCCGAAGTGCGCCGGCTCAGGCCGGGACGCCCTCATCGTGGCGCTGGACGAGGATGGCCAAGACATCGCGGCGCACTGTCAGCGCTGCTCCGGAACCGGAAAGATCAGAGGAGAGAACTAAGCCATGGTCGGATTCATCTCGAACGCCGCCGCTATCGCGGCCTGCGACGCCATCGTCGACCGCGTAGACCTGAACTCGCCCCCCGGGCACCTGAAGGTCTACTCCGGCTCGGTGCCGACTGACGCGGATACCGCGCTCGGCGCGCAGGTGCTCTTGGCTGACCTGACCATGAGCAACCCGGCGTTCGGCGCTGCTGCGGATATCTCTCCGGGCGCGCGCGCGACGGCTGCCGCGATCTCGGACGATACCAGCGCGAACAACACCGGCACCGCCAGCTTCTTCCGCATCGACCAAGGCGGCGGCACCACGGTCCTGCAGGGCGCCTGCGCCACGTCCGGCTCGGAGTTGAACTTCAACTCGACCGCGATCAGTTCCGGTGCAATTGTGTCCGTGACCAGCTTCACGGTCACCGTTCCGGAGTCCTAAGATGGCAGCCATCATAGATCCCATCGTTATCACCTACTGCAACCAGGTCATTCGGCCGATCGCGGACCGCCTCGTCGGACTGAACGCCACCATCGACGTAGAGGCGTCTAGGTACTTCGCGACCATCTCCCCGCTGATCTCAGGCAATGCCAACGGCGACCTGATCTCAGACGGGAGTGGCGGCGTAGACGGAGACGGCAGAACGCAGCTCACGAAGGCCGATCTCGTGAACTTCGTCACCCAGATGCTCGCCCTCCAGACGCAGTGGGACGGCGGCGGCGTCTTCGACATAATTAGCAAGCCGCACGTCAACGTTATTCTCCCGTGAGCGGCCTGGGTGGCCATCCTCAAGTACAACCAGTCCACGGGCAGCAACACCGCCGCGTCTGGTTCCAATACGCCGTCTACCGCCGTCACCGGCACGAACGGTAGTCTCTCCACCACGACGCTCACCCTGAACGAGACCAGGAACTTCACGGGTGTCCTGGACAACGACGAGGACGTCGTGTGGATCAACACGACGACGACGAACCGGCACCTCTACA